CGACAGCGGGAATGATCTGCCGTGGCCTACCGCCAGCGATACTGGCAATACCGGTGAACAACTCGGTGAGAGCGTTTCAATCGGTGGCAGTTCGGTTGACCCGACGTTCGGACAAATGGTCCTGCACGCGTACAAGTTTTCGTCCAAGCCGATCATGGTGCCGACGGAACTGCTCGAAGATTCGGCGTTCGATATGGCCACGATCGTCGGCGGGATGCTGGGCGAGCGGTTGGGACGAATCACGAACACGCGGGCGACTACGGGCACGGGTGCCGGCACGTTCAAGGGCGTTGTGACCGCCGCGACGCTCGGCAAGACCGCCGCAAGCGCGACGGCGATTGTGAGTGACGAGATTCTGGACCTAATCCATTCGGTCGATCCCGCCTATCGCACCGGCGCCGGGTTTATGTTGCACGACAGCATTCTGCTGGCACTCCGCAAACTGAAGGACGGCGAAGGTCTATATATCTGGCAGAGCAACATTCAACAGGGCTCGCCCGATCGGCTGTTCGGTTATCCGCTGACCATCAATCAGGACATGGCGTCTGCGGTTACGACAACTCTCAAGACGCTTCTGTTCGGTCAATTGAATAAGTACAAGATTCGCCAAGTCCGCGGCGTGCGGTTTTACCGCATGGTAGAACGCTATCGCGACTATGACCAGGACGGCTTTGTCGCCTTCCTGCGACAAGACGGCAACCTGCTCGATGCTGGGACCGCTCCGGTCAAGTATCTGCAACAGGCGTAGAGGCCACGATGTTTGTGGTGTTGACCACAAGTCGAGTCGGCGACGGCTTCAGCCAAGAGCCCGGCGAGACTGTCGAAGTGAAAGACGACGAAGGTAAACGCATGATCGAACGCGGCCTAGCGGTTCCCCACGAACGGGCGCCAACGCCGTCGGGCCGCGTTGCGGTCGTGCGCAGCAACAAACATTTGGAGGTTCGTAATGTACCTGACTGATGATATCAAGATCACAATCGTGCAGGCGCCGCTTGCCGACGGGCAGACCGACCCGAATAGTACATCGGTGGACATGACCGGTTTTGATGGTGTCATGTTTATCGGCACCCTTGGGACTGTTACCGCTACGGGAACCGTAACGCTTGCCGCGGAGTCCAGTTCCGACAACGCGGCGGCCGATCCGTTCGCCGCGATGTCCGGCGCCACGGCAAGTGCAACCGCCGCGGACTCCGACCTCTTGCTTATCGTAGACATTCAGAATCCGCTGGAGCGATACGTTCGCACGGCGTTGACGCGGGCGGTCGCTAATACCGTCTACGGCGGCACGATCGCGATTCAGTATACGGCACACAATAAGCCGTGCGTGACTGCAACCGCCAATCTTGCCGCCGCCATTGTGCAGGTTATCGGCGTCTAGCGACGGCGCGTCCGTGTCTTAATTGACTACGCCCGGCGCCTGTAATGGGCGCCGGGCGGCAACTAACGGAGTATGCAAGTGGGTTATCAACCGAAAACATACCGCGACAATGGGGGCGATCGAATCATGGTGGCGACCGGCGGCGAGATTGATATTGCCACCGGGTGCCTGAAGATCAACGGGACTGCCGTTACCTTGACGGCCGCGCAGATCAATGCGGCTGGCGGGGCGTCCAGCGGCACGACGACGCAGACCTTTACGGTAGACAACGACTGTGCTACCGGGAAGTTCATTCTCAGCAATACGGCGGGCGGCACGAATCACACGATCACGCTTGCTGCACCTGCACCTGCTGGAGCGAACGCGGTCCTGACCCTGCCCAATACAACGGGCACGCTCGCATTGACCAGCGACACCGCGACGAATCTCGACCTGGGGGCAAGCGGTACGCCCGGCAGTCTCGACATATTCCCGGCAACTCTTGCGAACGGCAAGTTGACGCTTTCCGCCGCGAATATGGGCGGCGCATGGAACATGGGCATTACGAACGCCGCGATTGCAGCGGCCCGCGCCTACGTTATTCCCGACGCTGGCGGTGACGGTCGGTTCGTTATGACGACCGGCGCGAACAGCCTGCTCGTCAACTGCAATTCTGGCGACCGCACGATGTCCATGGCGGGCAACGTAACGCTGGCGGGCGCGTTGACCACTACGGGTGCCTTCGCTACTACGTTTGCAATCCCCGCCGCGCATACGTATACCTTCCCCAATGCGGATTGCACCTTGGCTTCGGATACCGGCGGTTCGACGGGCACTACATCCAGCACGTTTACGGTCGATAGCGACGCGGCCACCGGTAAGTTCGTCGTTCGCCCGAACGCCGTCGGCGGCACCGATCACACGGTAACACTGACTGCATCCACCACCACGCAAGCGGTGACGTTGACCCTGCCCGACATCGCATCCGATACGCTCGTCAGCAAGACGAGCACCGATGTTCTGACTAACAAGACATTGACCGCGCCGGTTATCAACGGAATCACGACTGCGGCAGCCGCGAACAACTTCACGCTTAACACGGGTTCGGGTGCGTTCACTACGCCGACGGGCACCTTTACTCACTACGGCAATGTGGCCGTGAACGGGAACAAGACATTCGACTTCTCTTCGTCTAGCGGTACGTTTGCGACCTCGACTGGGACAAATACCCTCGGCGGCGCGGTCGTTATCGCGGCCAACAAGGGCCTGTCTCTTGCGGCCGGGAATGGGGCGGTTGATTGCTCCGGCAGTTCGGGCGCGTTCAGTACCACTGCGGGCCTCTGCACGTTTTACGGCGGTGTTGCCAACAACGGCGCGAACAATTGGGACTTGTCCACAAGTTCGGGTACGTTCAAGACGCCGACGGGCACGAACACGCTCGGCGGGAATACAGTTATCGCTGCCGGCAAGACCTTGACGATCGGAACCGGCACGGGCGGGGTGGCCAACGGTCTCACGATCTTTTCGGCAACGTCCACTAATGGGTCTGTCGTTATTCATCAGCCCGACAACGCCGGCAACAAAAAGGCCACCTTTCAGCCGGATGCTGCTCTTGCTCAGAATACGACCTATCAGTTCCCCGATCCGGGCGGAGCTAACGGCGAAGTCGTGGTAACGACCGGCTCGTTTCAATGCCTTGTAAATTGCAACGCGGCGGATCGAACGGTATCGCTTACCGGCAACTTGGTGTTCCCGGCCAACTTCACGAGCGGTGCCCATGCGATCACGTTGACTACCGGCGGGACCACCACGCTGACTTTGCCCACGTCCGGCACGGTTGCGACAATCGGCGGAACCGAAACGCTGACCGGCAAGGCTATCGACGGGGATGACAACACGCTGACTGATATCAGCCCGACGGTTGCCAAGGCAGGCATTGCGAACAGTGTCGCGGCCTTGCCCGTTGTGATTCAGTTCTCGAATACCGGTGCAGAAACGCAGGCATATACCGTTCCTGCTGGCAAGACGCTTCGCGTGCTCGACGCCGTGGCCTACAAGACCTCAACGGCCGGCGGTGCGGCGGACACGGTGCAACTGAAGAATGTTGCCACCGCGATCACCGACGCTATCAGCCTGAACGTAGCCGACAAGACGCGCGCAGTACCGACGACTTGGGATGACGCACAGTACAACATCGCGGCCGGTACGGCGCTGAATTGCGTTACCGTTCAGGGCACTACTGATGCGTGCTGCTATGTGGTCGTTACTGGAATGTGGGTCTAATCGAAAGGTGGCTTGTGCTTGATGTTCACGATCCGAAGCCCGAAGCGAAGGTCGCTCCTGTTCCGCCGCCGCCTACTATCGTCCGCGTTGTAACGCTAACGCTATCGGGCGACGGGCAGGTCAACGTGCAATCTGATCCCCTAGTTTCATGGTTTGACGTTGCGGGTATTCTGCGGCGCGCTTTGCGCGGCCTGGAATCCATGTAGAGGTGTTTGATGTCTGACGCCTATTCGACATTCGCGGCAACGCCGACGACACCAGCGAACGATATCGCCTTGGTGACCCCGAGCGATACCGTGGACCTTGCGAAGTTCGCCAAGGGACTGATCCTTGGCGCTGGCGGAATTGTAAAGATCAATACCGTCAAAGGGACTACGGTTAGTCCCGTACTCCCGGCCGGATACAACCTCATTCGCGTATCGCGCGTGTGGTCTACCGGAACGGCGGGCGGCGTCCTGGCGGCCGGCATTTGGGCACTATTGGACTAGGCGCATGTACCTGACTTGCACCGGAACCGCCGCAAGCGAACCGTTGACCACGACGGAAGCGAAGCTGCACCTGCGCATCGACCACGTTGAAGAGGATACGCTCGTCGCGTCGTTGATAACGGCGGCCCGGCAGTGGTGCGAAGAATACACCCGCCGTGTCCTGATGAGTTCGACCTGGACGCAGACGCTAGAGGCATTCCCGGACAACGGCGAGCCGATCACGCTCGCCCGTTCTCCGGTCACAACGGCGTCGATCGTGGTCAAGTATTATGACACGGCGGGCGCACAGCAGACCTGCGCGGCCGCTACCTACCGCGTGATACCGCGCGATCCCGTTCGCATTGAACTGGCACCGACGAAATCATGGCCGTCCACCTATGACGTAACGGATGCCGTGTCTATTGAGTTTACCGCCGGCTACACGCAAGCGGTCCTGATACCGGCGCCGATCAGGCAGGCGATCTTGCTCCTGGTCGGGCATTGGTATGTTGCACGCGAAGCGGTCCTGACGGGTACGATCTCGAAAGAGATTGAGTTTGCCGTGCGCGCCTTGCTCGATATGTACTCGCTGCCGGAGGCGCACTGATGTTGTCCAGGTCGGGGAACTTCAACTGCCGCCTGGAGATTCAACAGCGGAGCCGTACCAGTACGAATACCGCCGGCGAACCCGTGTATTCGTGGCTTTCAATTGGGCACGCATGGGCGCAGGCGATCCCGACGAACGCGACGGAGTACACGCGCGGAATGCAGGTGGCCGAGGACGTGACGGAACTATTCCGCATTCGACGGCAGCCGAGCCTTGCGATAACGCCCGAAATGCGTGTTGTGTTATGGCCGGATAGTACATTGCCCCGGACGCTAGAGATTGCCGGGGCATACGATGTCGATGAGCAGCGGGAAACGATCCTGTTGCACTGCCGGGAATGCGTAGCGTGAAGGTATCGCCGTGGGCCTAATGAAAAACCTACTTGGCGCAGGCGGCCGACAGCATGTTGGCACCTACGGCGATGCCGTGACGTTTACCATTGACCCGCCGATAGACGACTTGGCGCGCGCTCTTGGCCAGTTCCCGCACGATGTTATGCGGAAGGCCATGCGAGCATCGTTGCGAGCGGCGGCGAAGCCAGTAATGGCGTCCGCCAAGGTTGGTGCCCCGGTCGAAACCGGAGCACTCCGCAAGGCGCTGGGTGTTGGCGTCCGTGCGCAGGTGCGCGGTGAAGTGCCGCAAGGCATTGCTACGATGCGAGCACGCCGCGCCCGGATACCTGACCACGCGACCGAATTTGGAGGCAAGCGAAAGCGTGTACCGGCTAACTACATTTGGCTTGTTGCACTCGGTACACGTCCGCACAGTCTAAAGAAGGGTGGACGGTTGCAGCGATACCGCCGCATTCCGCTTCAGCGCATTATTCAGGGTGAAGTTCGGACACTACACGGCCAGGAACGGAGCGGCGTCGGCCGTGGCGGCCGGCATCCGGGCGCGGCGCCAAATCCGTTTATGCAAAAGGCGCTCTATGGTCAGTCGGGCGCGGCGGTTGATGCGTTTGGTGGTCGCCTGCGGGCATTCATTATGGAGTATTGCGAGTAGCTATGATCGACGCGGCGATTAACACGTTGCTCAAGGCGAATGGGCCGGTGTCGGCGCTTGTCGCCGCTCGCATCTATCCGCTGCGCGTGCCGCAAAGCGAGACGCTTCCCGCAATCGCAATCCAACGGACAAAGGACGAAGAGCTACAGACGCTTGGCGGCCCGATAGGTCCGGCAGAGGGGCATGTAGTTATCACGGCATGGGCGGATACGGCACTCGCCGCGAAAGCGCTTGGGGATACCATCGTCGAGGAATTGCGGGGCTTTCGGGGCATCGTCGGCAACTACAGATTCCAGGGCATATTCGTGCGGTCCATCCGGGACGATGACGCCCAACCGGACCCCGGCGCCGATACCACCGTTTACGGGACCACAATCGAGTGTGACGTGTTCGCAGAAATGAGGCACCGCCCGCGACACTAGCGGCGCCAAGGAGTATAGACAATGGCAAGTACGACGAGTCAGATCGGTTATGGCGCTACCGTAACGTTCGCCGGGTTTTCCGGCGAAGTTCTTAGCATCGACGGAATGGCGCTGCAACGGTCATCCGTGGAAGCAACACACATGCTATCTGCGGACGGCTGGAAAGAGAAGATTCCGGGTATGCCGGATGCCGGGTCAACCACGATAGAGGCCGCATTTGGTGCGAGCACGGCGCCGATTATTAATAGCGCCGCCGCCACGCTTACATTGACGTGGCCGGTAGAAGCTGCCAAGACAGTAGGTGCTACCTGGGCCTGCACTTCCTTCGTTACGGCGCAGAAGCCGGGTTCCATTACACCCGACGGTCGAATGACCTGTAGTTTTACTTTCGAACATACCGGCAAGCCGACGTTTACCGCCGGCAGCTAAGGAGTATTCCATGAGCGTTGCTGTAACCTATGGAGTCCAGACGACCGTTGCGGAAACACTGGTGGCCAACGTGCCGGCCGCACTCGCCGCGAATGCCGTCGTGACGCACAATCAATTCAACACGTCGCTGTCCCTTACCAGTTCGACTACGCCGCCGGTTACGAAGCACGCCGCCTTCAACAAAGCATTGGTGGCCGGAACCGCCACGATCGACCTGACTGCCCTGACCGGCACGAAGGGCGCAACCGTCGATCTGACCGGCCTCAAGATTCAGGTATTCCGCGTCAAGGCAACGGCCGCGAATGCCAATCCGATATCGCTGACCGAAGGCGCGGCGAACGGGTATGCGCTGGCGGGCGCATTATGGCTGGTCGCGCTGAAGGCCGGGCAGGAAGTTACCATCTACGGCAACGATTCAACTCCCGACGTTGCCGCCGCAGATAAGAACATCGACTTGGCCGGGACCGGCACCCAGTCACTCGATATCGAAATCATCGCCGGGTAGAGGAGTGAACATGGCCGCATTGACGCGGGCCGAGATTGACGCCGTTGCGGATTCCGTGATTGAACTCGTGGACGTACCTGAATGGAAGGGGCATGTGTTCGTTCGCACGATGGACGGCGCAGACCGCGACGCATGGGAAGCGTACTGCCTGAGCGCCGAAGGCAAGATGAGCCGGGAGAACTTCCGGGCGCGCCTTGCCTGCGCCACGCTTTGTGATGAGTCGGGTGCCCGTATGTATTCGCTGAAGGATGCCCCTTCACTCGGCCTTCGCAACGGCCGCGCCCTGGATCGCATCTTCGACGCCGCAGTCCGGCTTAACGGACTAGGGCAGAAGGACATCGAGGAACTCTCAAAAAACTCCGGGAGCGGCCCGAGCGCCGCTTCTGGTTCGACCTAGCCGAGCAGTGGCATTGCACCGTCCGCGAAGCGCAGGCCCGCTGCGATAGCCGGGAGTTTGCAGAATGGCGTGCCCGCAGTCTATTCCGACCGCTCGCAACGGAACGGGTCGAGGTCCAGCTTGCCACGTTGACGGCACTCTTGGCCAACATCTACCGCAAGAGCGGAACCGCACCGGCCAAGCCGATCGATTTCATGGTAGGCATCGACGATGCGAAGGGTGGGAAGCTGACAACGCCGGAGGAGCAACAAACCTACTTCCGGTTTATGACGGCCGCGATGGGCGGCACGATTAACGAGGCGTCGAGCAGTGGCGACACTAGCAAGTCTTAATATCCAAATCGGAGCGAACGCCGCGAAATTCGTGAGCGGCTTCGACTTGGCATCGCGCGCCGCACGCGGATTCGGTTCGTCGCTTGCCGGAACACTCGGGCACTTCCTGAATTGGAAATCCGCGCTCGCCGGGCTTGTCGGTGGCGTCGGTCTGACGGCATTCATTCGCCAGCAATTCGAGGCGATCGATCAGCTTGGCCATATGAGTGAAAAGTTGAATCTCAATGTCGAGTCGCTTGCGAAATTGGCGTATGTCGCGGACATGGCGGACACGTCGTTAGAAGATGTTGGCACGGCGGTCCGGCACATGAGCGCGAATCTCGGCAAGGGCACGGAAGATGTCCGCAGGATCGTCGAGCGGATTAAGCTGGACTTCGGGGCGCTACGAACAATGGTGCCCGAAGATGCGTTCCTGAAAATCGGCGACGCGATTAACAAGCTGCCGAACGCTTATGCCCGCGCGGAAGCATGGCGCACAATCTTCTCCCGCGGCAGTCAGGAGATGCAAAAGATATTCGCGGCCGGCAGCGAGCAGATTCGTGCATGGATGGCTGAAGCGCCCAAGGTAACACTGCTGGATGTGGCCAAGGTGGAACTCGCTGATGAGGCCTTGAAGCGGATGAAGTGGGCACTTGCGGACCTTGGCAAGACGGCGACCGTAGAGTTGACGCCCGTGTTCTATGTACTCGCCGAAATCATAGAGGGATGGGCCAAGAGCCTCAAGAGCGTAACGGCGGAAGATGTGGCCCTGCTCGCGCTCTGGTTCGGGGAACTGGCCGACGATATCAAAGCCGCGACGATTGAGGCGTTGAAGTTCGCGCGTGTAATGGCGGTAGAAATCCCGAACCTGCTCGGCGTGGGTGGCGGCAAGCAGAAGATATCTGACTGGTGGTCTTTGGACCGGCTGGGGGAACAACTTAGCGAGGTCGATCGCCGATACAGGAATATCAGTCGTCCGCTGGCCGACTGGCTTGGCGGTACAAGCACAAAGGCGATACCGGCGCCGCTTATGCCGAGCGTCGCCGATAATTCGGCAGTGCAGACTATCGACGCGATGTTGAAGTCGCTGGAATCGTCGGAGGCGCCGAGCAAGCGCATTGCAGACTTCATGCAAAAAGCCTACGACAAAGTAGCCGAGATGCGAACGCGTATCGCGGCCGGACAGGGGCCGATTGACGATACCGCCGAGTCGGTGGAGGCGATGGCGAAGCAAGTCGAGAAGTGGATCGGCGATACAACCACGCCGCTTGAGAAATACCGCCAGAACATGATGGAGGTAACAGAGGCGTTTATGGCGGGCGCGATCAACGCGGACCTCTTCGACAAGGTGATTGGGAAACTCCGTACCGATTTGGCGGCGAAAGAGATCGACGCGGCGGCGAAGCGAGTAGAAGCATATCAGGACAAAGTCAAGGGCTGGTTCGATTCGACACGCACTCTGATGGAGAAGTACCTTGCAACGATGGCAGAGATTAACGATGCGATTGCGAGAGGCGCAATCGGCTGGGACTTGTGGG